GAAACGCTGCACCTTCTCTTCCCAGTCAATCTGGTTGCGCTTCATGCGCTGCACCAAGGCCTCAATGGACGCTGGCAGCTTGCCAACAGACTTGGCACCATTCGCAGCCATCATGACCTTGGAATTGATGTCGGCTTCCATCTGCTTAACCTCAGCCTCAGACAGCGACTGTCCACCCTCTTTGGTGGTATCTATCACCCCGCCCATGCCACCAGCCTGTGACAGGTGCGATACGTCCTCTGGCAGCATGTCATAGACACGCTCAGCGGGAAGGTCTGCATACTGCTCGTCATACAAGCCACCAGCGGGAAGCGAGAACCCAGCGTCAATCAGGATGGGGTTGATCACATAGTCACATGCAATGTTCCAACGCTCTGGGTCACGATCACCGCGCCGTAAGTTGTGCTTCATGCCAACATGCATGACTTCATGCGCAATCACCCCAGTGGTCTCCTCTTCTGACATGTTTGCCACGAAGTCAGGGTTCCACTTGATGAACTTGCCATCAGTGCACATGGTTGAGATCTCTTCATCAGCCTCAATCTTGAGGCTCAGGGCCATTGACCCAAAGAACGGGTGCGATATCACAAGGCGCGTGATAGAGCGCGATACTTTTGTTTGTTCATCCATCTGAACTCTCCTCTACAAAAATTCTACGTTGCCATCGTGATATGTGGCATCGCGTTTAAACTTTAGATAATTTTCTCGATATCTCCCTTCGACCTCTCTTAGGGCATCGTCGGCTGTCAAAGCTTCGACCTTCAAAGAAAAAACTTGTCTCTCTTCAACAAAAATTTGATAGATATTCATTACAACGGCATCACTCATAGGCTTCTCCAAAGAAGTTCAAGGTTACAAAAATTGGTGGTGGGTAGGCCTAGACCTACCCAAAAAAGTTCTATTGAACTTTTACAGGATCATGTGACGACCTTCTGTCATGATCCAATCGCGCACCGCTTTGACCTTCTTGAGATCTTTGTTGCGGCTCAGCGCATCCTTGACACAGAACACAGCGAACTCTTTCTGTGGCAAGCGCATCAAATACTTGATGATGTTGTGTGCGTTCTTATCTGTCATACGGAACGCAAGGTTTGCCGTGATTGCGTAGGCAACGGCTGGATCTTCCGCGATATCGGACCCCATGGGATCTGAGATCAATGCGTCAATGTCAGGGCACGTTTCATGGATCTTCAAGAACCCATTAAAATCTGCAGCGGCTGCGCGACCAACCTGTCCAGCGATAGCTTCAAGCTGGCACACAGGATCAAGACCCCATAACAAGATCGAACCAACACGCTCCCATGAACGCGGTGACGGGCAAGCGTTGGCATCCCTGTCGAACTTGTGCAGGTACTCAGGGCGAAAGCGCAGGAAAGAGTTGACGCGAAAGTCAACGCCCACAGAGTTGAAGTATGCCAGCGTGTCATCAAGATCCGCTTCGATCTCCAAGAACATCATGCGATCTTTCAAGTGGGAAGGCATCTGATTTGTGCCAGCGCGGTCCGACATGCGGTTACCAGCGGCAACCACAACCCAGCCATCAGGCAAGTGATGCGGCCCTACACGGCGCTCGTTTGTGATCTGCGCTGCAATGTTCTGACACGCCACGATAGCTTGCGGTAGCTCATCCAAAAAGATGACACCATAGCCATCTGTCGGCATCCAGTCTGGACGCATCCGCACCATATGGCTGCGATCCTCTGAAGGGATTGTCCAACCCGCAATTTCTGTCGGGTCATACTGCGCCAGCGAGACAATGCGGCACTCCATCGGAACCCCGCGTTTCTCTGACACACTGGCAGTTGCTTCTTTGACCATGGTTGTCTTACCAAGGCCAGCGCCGCCAATCAACATTGGCACGATGTATTGAGCATCACGCCCATCGGACAGATCCATGTTGAAGTTGATTGAACTCTCAACGATGGTTTGTGCTTGTGATAGTTTCATTGGTTGTCTCCTCAGACTTTACAAAAATTTGAATAGTGTGACGCTTAGGCGGGTACACACTTCTAGTCAGGATCTTTTGATCAATCCCCTCGCGGGTTTCAGCTTCCGCATATCTGCGATAGTTGGTGCCCCACTCTTCCCAAACTGCCCAGTACATCAAAGCGCCATCATCACGATGACCATGAGAACCATGGCAGCGGTAAAGGCCATCCCAGACAGGAAGGCCTCTACAAATATCAGGCGTTTCTCACGCCGTGAGATGCGACTGTTCATGAATATTGCTCCTCTGCAATTTCGTCGAACAAGCAATAAAACTTGTCAACATCCCAGTTGTTTGGAGCCAATTCCATGAAGGCATCGGCATCAATAAAGCTCCAGTTGATTGACCCGTCAGGGTTCAAGTTCTCTGCCATAGCAACAGCCTTCGCCATTGCAGCGGTCACGGTTTCATAGCTAATCATGGTTGATGCTTGCCTTTCCATTTGCCGTTGAAAATCAATCTCACTCTCTGTCATATCACCCCTCGATCCGACCATATTCCCGACAGGGCGCATCCCCGTCATGTACAATTTCAATCAATTTGAATTGCTCACCCTTGGACTCCATCGCGCCCAAGAACATTGACATGTGGCAATCCCCTTCAAGGTAGAGGGTTGGCACAAACAATTCAGTGACCCGCGCAAAGCTGTAATGCGCGAAGTCTTTTAGCGTCAGGCCAAGCCGTAAGGCATCAGCCAAGGGCACTTCCAAATAACCGTGCCCAGCATCAATGTGATAGGTGTATTTTTTCATTCCTCACTCCTCTTTTAAACCATCCTTGCGCCGCTTTGCAGGGGCGCAAAAAAAGTTCAAACGAACTTAATGCACACTTAGATTGTAGACGTCCGGCCTATCTCTTCACCATTGATTATGGATAGTGAAAGCTAAAAGATTTTAACTCCTAAGTGTGCACTATTCTTTACGCAGCGAACTGCGCCATCACGGCATTAACGTCTTGGTTCTCTTCAGACGCAGCAGCCTCAGCAGCCTTAGCTGCCTCAGCATTACGGTAGGCAGTACGCGCAGCCAAAAGCTCCCGCATGATATCCTCGAACTGCTCAAGCTCTGCGTCATCAAGGCCATCCTTGAACACGTCACCCTGAACCGCGTTGCCCTTGTCGTCCTTCTTTGTGGACCACTTGCCGACAACCTGTTCAGCCAGCCGCTGGGCTTTGGACTTGCCGCCCTCACCTTTGACCAGCTTCGCCAGCTTGTTCTCGCTGTCGATATTGTGGGTCTCAAAGAACTCGCCAACCATGGTGGCAGTGGCGTTAGCCATGCCGCCGATCTCAAAGTGCCGTATCGCACCGACTGAGTTCTCCATGTAACGCTTGATTGTGGCCTCTTTCAGACCAGCAACAGCGAGGGCTTCCCGCACTTGTTTGGACGCAGCGCGGGGCAGGTTGCCCTTGACCAACTTGACAGGGGCAAGCGCGGCAATAAGCTCGCAATAGGCCCCGATCTTGTGACCGTTGGCAACCTCGTTGTTTGCCTTGTTGTCGGCCTTCAGAGAGCCGATCTGTTGCTCCGCTTTGCCGATCAGGTTCACGGTTGCGTCTTGGATTTGAAATGCTGATTTTGTCATCTGTATCTTCCTTCTAGGCTGACAATGTTATGGGCGATTTTACCCTCAATCCCCCGCATGATCACGGGGGATGTAGTGTAAAACCTTATGCTGCGTTGGTTCCTATTATGTGACCAAGCACCATGACCTTCTGCATCATGGCGCTGACGTGAAAGATGTTCTCAGGATCAAATGTTTCCATGAAATCCTCATGCAGGAACTCATCACATTTCAAGCTGAAACATCTGCCATCTGGCATAGCCAGATAGTAATGCCAGTCGTAGACTTTGTTTGATGCTTTGATTGTCAAGCAGTGCTCACCCATATCACCATTCATGGTGATGGTCATGCTGATGCCCAGCTTGTTCACGCCAAGCAGTTTTGCAGTAATTGAGGCCATGGTAGTTTCTCCCTTCAAGAGGTTGGATAGATTTGATGATCAGCCAAATCGGCTGCGGTGAATTGCTCAAGCATTTGATTTTCCTTGAGCATGTCGATCACGTCATCCCACGACATGTAGGCCAAGCAAGCTTGCAGCATTTGCCGCTCGCTGAACGTGTAGGTGGCAGCATTGGGATCGACTAGGCTCATCGCCAGATCTCTGGGTGTATTCATGGTTTCCCCTTTCATCCAAGGTGGTAAGCAGCGGCAAGTATCGCTGCGTTGATGGCTGCAACCAAGGCAACCTTGTGTATCAAGGGCAGCGTCTCTGCCCAGATGTAAATCGCAATAATAATTTTCAGAAGATGACACCCCCTCACGAAACAGAGTTTTTGATAGCAGCCAGAAAACCAGCCAGTTCAAATGCAGCCTTGACAGCATTGCCATCGGCGGCAGACATGCAGAACGATGCGAAGCAGTCAATCGCGGTGACAGCCGCGTCAGCGTCTTTAATAAAAAATCTGGTCATCCTTAAACCTTTCAAAACTGAACCATCCAAGCACCAGCCCACAGCCGGTGCTTACAAAGTTTAGTTCACATTGTGGGCTTCAAAGCGTCACTACTACTGCAAGCTGGTGTTCTCTACATTCAACCGCCTCACTAGCCCGTTTCCCAGTGGCGGCACTCGCAGCGTTTACGTTAGTCTCTGAAATACTCCCACACGTTTCAGGGTTCACTTTACTTTGAAGATCCTCGTATTGAGCGTGTCATCTGATCGAAACCCTAGCGACCTCGCGGTCAGGAATGCCAAACTGGAGCGATTGCCATGGGCCTTGCGGCGTTGTCCGTCGAGGGCTGTGAGCGCTGGGCTCGTTGCCCCCCCGACTTCGATTACCCTTATGACAGCTAAAGGTTCCCTTGTCTACCCCTAATGTTGATTAAAGTTACCTTAGCACTAAAAGCCTTTAAAAGTAGGGGTTTGGCTGGTATAAAAAGTGCAATAGAACTTTTGCAGCGGGGATCCAGATGGACAAGCAGCACGTCAAATCAGGGGTGATTCGCGGGGTGATTCGTTGGGGCAGGGATGCAAGCTGCTAGTGGGGTGTAATAATACCACCCACTGAAAACATTGAGAAAAAAGGGCATGAGATGAAAAAAACACCGACAAGCAGCACGTCAAAAGGCAAGCCAAAGCTCACGGTTGTAGCTGCCAGTGAACCAAAGAAAACCCGCAAGCGATCTCCTAACGCTGGAGTAAGTCAACTGACCGACAAGCAGGAAGCTTTCTGCATGGCGGTAATGAGTGGCAGCAGCTTCTCAGAGGCCTACAGAGCCGCGTATGATGCAGAGAACATGGCAGATGCTACAGTGCATAGGGAAGCTTACAGACTGGCAGCAGAGAACCCCAAGGTTTCAACTAGGCTAGAGCAGATGGCTGTGGAGAAAGAAGCAGAGCAGCGCGTGTTGGGCCTCTCTCGAACAGATCTGGTTTTGAAACAGCTACAAGAGATTGCGCTAAACGAAGACGTGCAGGATGGCGCAAGGGTGCGGGCCTTGGAATTGCTTGGCAAGAACTGCGGGCTATGGATTGATCGTGTGGAAACCACTGACAAGGCGGAGCGCAGCGCGGATGAGATCGAGGCGGATATCGAGGCACGGCTCAAGCGGCTTGGCATGTGAAAAAGAAGTGCTATTGAACTTTTGCCTCGCACACGCACAGAATTAAAAGGAGTTTTACCCCCACCCACCCCCGACCACCCCCCGCGAGCGCGCCCGATTATTCTGACCATACATAGTATTACACACAAATAATCTCAAAATCTGGTGAAACAGAGACCCCACCCTATGAATACCCCAACTTTTTTCATAAAACAGCATATTATATATTTACTACTATTATATATCAGGTATAGATAAGTTATATATCTGTTAAAGGTATATAACAGTTAAAGGTATATAACTGTTTACCTGATATATATAGGGGGAACGGCTTGCGAGATTTAAGTCAAGTTCTGTCTCAGATATCAAAGCTCCCACCCAATGAGAAAGCTGCCCTTCTCAAGGATCTTGAAGCTCTTGAGGATGTGCAGAACAAGAAGAAAGCTAAGGAAGACTTCATTTCCTTTGTGAATCTCATGTGGCCTAGCTTTATTAGTGGGCGGCATCACCAGAAAATGGCGAGTGCGTTTGA